AGATGCACTTAAAAACCTTGTTGGGCTGAACCTTGAGGAAATCTACACTGATATGTCAAGGCCAGAAAAAAGGCTGTTTTGGCGTACTGTGGTCAAAGAGATCAGATTTGACAGGGAGCGTCATTTTTTTGTTGATTTCGTGTAGTTCTAATTAAGCAGACAGTCATGTCTTGTTATTTAACACTGGTCATGTTATAATGCTTATGAGCAAGTTATCCTTTTTTCATAATTGCATTGTTTCTTACTCATTTTTGTACCCTCCTTTCTTATATTTGTTTGGTCAGTACACCCGAAAAAGTCATGTGGTTTATCTCCCCTTTTTCCACATGGCTTTTTTGGTGCCAAAAAAATAAAGGGCAGTCCGAAGACCGCCCTTTAGGTTTCTAAGGTTACTAAGGTTACTTAAGGTTACTGGAATCAATCAGCTTCTGCATTTCCTTCATTTGCTCTTTCAGCTCATCAATATCCTCTGAATGGTTGACAACATCGTTTGCAGTGTCCAGGACCTTTGATACAAATGCAGGAATGGGAACACCTAACTTTTTCATGTTCTCCATAACGCTCATAAATTCCATGAAGATGATATACAGGCTTACCGCTGACAGAACATATTTAGGAATCCCCATTCCATAACAGAACATCATGCCCATGAGGATGATAAGCAGTTCTCCGGCTTTCTTTCCTAACCCCGATCGCATCCGGGCCGACTTAAATGAGTTGGTCAGAAAAGCATAGATAAGCCCTGTGAGGATATCTATCCCCATCATGGCAGCAGGAATCAGCAACAGCCACATCATAGAAGCAAAATGCACTGCTTCAACAATCTCTTTGATCTCGTCCATTATTCCTCTACCTTTCTAAAATAGCAGTCATGTTTGATCGGATAGCACTGTGATGAAAACAGGATAGCACCGTGTTCAACATAGTCGGACACCGCAGCCCTGGAAAGCACTTCATGATATTTGCTTTCACCTTTCATTCTGGCCTTGTCTTCGTCTTCATCAAAAGCCCAATAGTTTTCATGTTCATATTCTCCGGCAGCAGTCTTTCTGACCTCTGTAATGTAATACTGATACATTTTAGACCTCCATAAGTTTTTCAAGGCGTGCTATGCGTGCCTCAAGTTCGTCAATCTTTGCCTTTTGCTCTTGGATCAGTTTGAGCATTGGCGGTATGATTCGCCTTTCATCCCAGGATTCAATCTGCCCGGTCTCGGTGTCGTGAATCACGGCATCCGGGTAGACCTCATCTACCTCCTCGGCGATAAAACCAACATGGTCTTTGTGGGCCATGTCATCATACTGCAGGACAAGACCGTCATGATATCTAAACTGTTTAATCTCAAGCTGATACAGCCTGTGTGGGTCAAGTTCCGGGTTCTCTACAGGCTTGATGGCCTCTTTGTATCGCCTTGAGGATGTGGAAGTGTATGCAACCGTCTTGCCGTTAATGACAGCACCGTTCCCGGTGATTACACATGTTGCTGTCTCAAGTACAGAAAAGACATAAGAGTTTGTAGCTGTTCCGGGCTTCCCGGTGGCAATCCAAAACCTATCCTTGTGTAAATGCATGGTCATGTTGTTTGATGTATCGCCAATTCTGACTTCAAAAAATGGCCTGTATGCACTGGAAGGTCTGCCAGAACCGTCATACTCATACACGGCGCACATAAATTCCGCCCATGCGTCATTGTGGTCCGGGTCCGTTGCCCTGTAGCCGTAGGATGTATTTGACTCCCATGCCGTATACAGCTTTTTGACCGTGTCAATATCTACGAATGTCCTCTGTTCACCGTTGGCGACATTAAACATTCGTAGATAAGTCTTCGCTCCTTGATGGATAAGCTCCGAATCAGTGCCAGAGCCGGCCTGTGTAGCAAAGTTCAGTGGATTGATGGTGACACCGCCACGGCGTTCGCTTCTCTGTGAAAGTGAATAATATGTCGATGTCATCTTACGTGCAACCCACGCTGTCTTTGCATTGTTTAAGTTGCTTACAGTGGCTATTTCAAACCCTGGGTCGGTCAGTGTAGTTATGACCCCGGTGTTTAGATTGACGGAATAATAATTGACATCTGATATCTTTGCGGAAACAGTGCCCTTTAAAATCTGCATATCACCAACGAGATTTAGAAGACCGCTGTCAAGGTCCCAGTAGCTCTTTCCATGTGCGTCAGATATCACACCTGCCCGGATAAGGTTCGCCGACAGGGTGCCGACAGTGATCATTGAGGCATTGATATGTCCGTCTGCTGTTAAGGCGATGTCACTGAACGGGCCATTGTAGCCATTTGATGAATGAGCGAAACCGTTTTGATTCCAACGCCACACATTGACAGCCGTTTGAATGTCATCGGTGTCCATGACAAGTATCTCCTCCGGCTGTCCGTTGGCATTTAACTTATAGACAACATGCCCACCAAGACCGCCCGTGATAAGCTGCGTATTCCTGGCTATTTCTGCATCAAGCACAGATTTGGAAACGATATTCCTTGTGGCACCGTCAACAATGTTTTTGATCTCGCTTGTGAGCGTCTGGGCAAATGTTGACCGGGCTTCACCCAGTTCAATCTCATCATAGCGATTGCCCAAAACATTGTAAACCACCTTGACCACTTTAACATTATCAATGGTGATTCCAAGGTGCGGAACATAGACATTGACTGTATCACACAGTTTTACCCTCTGAAGCACGGCAACATCTTTGTATCTGTCAGTCTGCCAAAGGGCAACAAAGTCAATTTTGATGTTCTCCTTCGGCACCCATGTTTTGTTATTGTTGAGATATGACTGTGCAGCACTCCGAAGCTCTGTCTCGGTTGGCTGTTCGTCAAACATCTGGGTCATGTCAAGCGCAACAATCCTGTTTGCTGTCTGGCCCTGCATCACAACATAACCGCTGACTGTGACCAGAACACCATCCTGTGACCAGAAAGGCACACACGCATCATATATGTCACCGCTGTCAATGGTCTGGTCGATGTCAATGATGTTCTTTCCGTATCTAAGGGTTATGTTTGTGTCAGTTCCCCGGTTGTTGTACAGCTTTACTGTAAGACCATCAAACTGATATTCACCGCCGTAGACGTCCAGAATGGACCCACGCACACCGCCAAGGATGGACCGCACGGATGCCGGATTTTCAAGTGCAAAGTCGGCAACCGTTGTTTTGTCCGTCCAGAATGTAAACGGGTTTGTGTTGATTGATTTGCCGTTGATCTGAGCAAATACCGCTGTTACGCTACCACCAGTAAACGGCTGCAGGATGATGTTATTAAGGTCATATGATATGTGCCTTGCATTAAACGTCACGATGCCGTTAAGCGGTGCGGATTTTCGATAGATGCGAAAAGGCTGCCTATCGTGGTTATCGTCATGCGTCACCGAAATAAAACAGCCCTCTTCGATATCCTTGAATCTCCGGCCCGTCACAGGATATTGAAACTCACATTCATACTTTCCGTTTCGTTCCTCGGTGACAGTACAGGAAATGCAGTCCCGAAGTCTCCCGATGCCATTGGAAGTAAATGCGGTTTCTGTGCTTGGGTATAGGATTGGAATCATTTGATCATTCCTTTCCGTAAAATGGGGCCATCCGAAGACAGCCCCGTTGATAGTTACTGTTTAAAAGTTCTCTTTTCATCACTCCTTATACACGCCACCAGTGAGGCGTTACTTCAATCTTTGTTACACCGTTCAAAGTAAAATTGTTTGTTCCGGGTCTTAATGTCGGGAAGTCGTTTCCGCTGAATGATACCAACGCATTACAGTTTACCGTATTGTAATAACAGTCCATCATATCACAGTCAATATCAATATACGGGTTGGAGTGTGATGCTATTGTTACAGTCACATCCCCTACGCCTATCTGACCGCTTCCATAAGCCCGAATTAGGGGCATAGAATCAAATTCTGTTGGATTGTATAGTGTTGATGCAGATGTCATCTCAACAGCCTCAGAACCGCTTCTAAGCCATCTCTGTGGCATACATTCAAAGACTATGTCAAACTGTCCTGCATGGTTTCCCTCAATGACATCAGCTGTCAGACCACCCTTGTAGAAAGCAAGCCTGTATTCCTCCGGGTGGTAGGTATCAGTTAATTTCTGATAGCCTATTTTTGACAGCAGAGCCGACCGAAGACCTGTCATGCCAGTCTTGAAGTCTGCATACATGAAAGCAGGATAGGTAAGCTCAATGTTCTCAAGTCTATGCTCAAGGCCCAGAAGAGAGCCGTGGTGCCCAGGGACTTCAATGGCCTCATAAGCTACGGTAGGTGCGTCAAATGTCCCTGTGCCGGATATATACACCCCGTAATCACGGGAATCGACACCCCCGAATGTGAAGTAATTACGCATAGACAGCCTCCTCCTGTTTCTGCCACTGGACAAACTTGTTCTGCACAGCCTGGGCTAGTGCATCAATCGACTGGCCTTCAGCACCGTACACATTGACTGTATATATACGGTCACCGCTCATCTGCCTTAACTTGGCTTCAGACAGAACAACTTCACCGCCATGACCATCACCGAAACCCTTAAGGCCCGAAGGTGTCTGCAGCACTGTTGGCCTTGTAAACATAATTGGGTTGTCGTAGGCTTTTTTATACCAGTCGATTCCAAAGGATGGAACCGAAACAATGCCCCCGATGTTGTTCCATGACCATGTGATATGTGGCAGTTTCGGCCTTGGCAGTGACCATGAAAAATCAAATACACCTTTCAGCTTGTCTGCAATGCCACTGACCTTCGACCAGACATCTTCGATTTTTTCAGATGCACTTTTCTTCAAATCTGAAAAGCTTGTCACTACATCGCTCTTCATTGTTCCAAATGTCGATGACACTTTTGATTTGATCTGTTCGGCCTTGTTGACCACTGATGACTTTAAACCTTCAAACTTATTGGAAACAGTCTGCTTTGTGGTTTCAATCGAATTAGAAACCCCTGTTTTCAGTTCGTCGAATTTCTTGGTGACATTGTCCTTGAGTTCGATCGCCTTGGCCTTGATCGTGTCCCAATTTTTATATAACAGCAGTCCGGCTGTGACAGCACCTGCAAAGATTGCTATGACTGGGAGTGCTGCAGCTGCAACACCACCGATAGCACCTGCAAGGATAGGCCCGGCTGTGATGAGTGAACCGATCGCACCCAAGAGTGACCCGACAACCATCAAAACAGGGCCGACTGCAGCAGCCACAAGTGCAAACTGCACGGCTGCCTCCTGCTGTTCTGGTGTAAGGCTTTCCCATTTCTCTTTGAGTTCCTGGATAATGTCACGGATTGTTCCCAGTGCTTCTGCAAGCATCGGGGCACCGGCCTCTGCAATCTCAAAACCAATATCTTTAATCTCGTTCATCGCAGTTGTCAGTTCGTCCATTGGGTCTTGCGTTTCTTCGTAAGTCTGGGTAACCAAACCCGAATATTCTTCAAGGGAACCGCCAAGTGACTCAAAG